TTGTTAATGGAGATAAAACAGATGAGCAGCTTTTAGTCAGCACTCACAAATGCCACGAATCTTCCGCCCATACTCAGTCTTTAAGGACAAGAGAGGAGATGAGAACTAAGGGAACTGTCCTTGCAAGGCATATTATTCAATCTTTTTTACCGGGCGAAACTACGCCTGAAATAGCACACCAGATCGGCATGGAGCTGTGTAAAAAGATATTTAAAAATGAGTATGAATTTGTCTTATCTACTCACATAGACAAAGGACATATTCACAATCACATCATCTTCAACAATGTAAATATGGTAACGGGCAAATGCTATCATAAGATCCGTTACCAGAGTGATAAGCTGTGCAAAGAAAATAACCTATCCGTTATTGACGAGTTTTACGAAAGCTATAAGAAAAAATATAAGACTAACGGTAAGTTTTAGTATGAAAATGAACAAGCAAAGCATGGCACTTCTTGGAAAAGCAGGCTTCAATTTGACATTGACAGAATTATAAAACAGTCTAAGGATTGGGATGATTTTCTAAAGAAGATGGCAGAGCTTGGATATGAAATTAAGTATGGCAAACATATTGCTTTTAAGCCAAAAGATAAGTCGAGATTTACAAGCTCTAAAACAATCGGGGAAGATTACACCGAAGAAAGATTAAAAGAACACATTGCCAGTTGATGAACGGGTGAACTATTTCGATTTTTCCCTAAAACCACAGAAAGATATCCGAACTTGGTGTATTTACCTGGCTTTAATATTTTCCCTTGAATATCTCTGTAAAATATATCTCCTGTATAGTGATTTTTACCTCGTACAACATGATTTATACTTCGAACTCTTCCACAATTACTTGCTTGATATTTACCTTCGTAACCTGGAATATCTTTCCAAATTTCATTCATCTTAATTCACCTCCATTAAGAAATATGGGTGGTAGACGAATCCACCACCCTTTTCATTACTTTTTATGCAGTTGCTCTTTGATATCCATATATAGGCTCACTACCTTTTTAGCCACAAAATCAAATAGCAGTGTACCAATAAAAATAGCTAAAAACACATCAATTAGACTCATTGTTCTTTCCCCCGTTTTCTTCTTTTTTCTATCATCTAACCAGCATTTAATCGTGAATCCCCATAATCCTATAATTAGTCCAAGTGTTGCTCCAAAACAAACCGATAACATAAAATTTTGCATCTGTGTCATAACTTACCTCCTATGCCAAGAAATCATCATCTTCAAGACTTGTGAACTCATCTGCTACGTTTACTTTTCCACCTAGTAGCTCACCATCACGAATCTTTTGGATATTCCCAAGTCCACAAGATACGCCCTTATTTCTATTAGAATTAAAAGTATAAAAGTTAAGTGATACTCTCGCATAACAACCGGAATAGACTTCACTACGGTCTAGAATTGGTACTACTCTCTTATCTACGATTTGTGGGGCTGAGGTACTATTGGCATTGATAAAATAATGACCTTTATACGACTCATCATCACGCTCAATATAGCCATCACGAAGAGGTAGTTTAATAGCTGCCTTGTTTGGTTTCTTGCCACCAAACTTGCCTACTCCTTCTTCTATTGCTGCATCAATTGCTTCTTCAATTGCCTTAATTGTCTTAACATCATCCTTTGGAATTAAAACTGATACGCTGTACTTCTCCGGTCCTCCGTTAATAGATTTAGGCTCCCAGCCATTGAAATATGATAGTCTTGAGTCCTTACCTGTAATCACCTTAGTCTTGTTATTTGTCATCTTATTTTTCCTCCATAAATTCATCATTAATATTTGAAATATTCATTGCTTTACGCTTATCCGATTCCGGTACGAGCGTTGGTTTGCCAGATGGTTTTATAATGAGGTCACCTAGCACTTCCTCAAATTTTGTCTTGCCCATTAACTTTTGCATTTCTGTTAGAGTAATGAGACTAGATTTAAAGATATCGGTATATCTATGTTCTTTTGCCTTTTTGATTACTGCATTTTCATCTTTATACTTACGAACTGACCTTCCTTCGACTATCTTAAAGCCAGTCCACTTTTTACCATAATTTACTGCAGATTCTGTTGCATAGTTCATAATCTCATTTGCCCACTTGGTTAAGTCAGGAATAATCGATAAAATCTCTTCGATTTCCTCATCCGTAAGTAGTGGTGGCAGTTTAAATTCTTCCTTGGCAAGTTTTAGCTTATCTTCTGCTCTTGCCCTGCATCTAACAGATGCTCTGCAGAACTTACACCACTCACCTGAGCAGTATTCTCCTTCGCCTTTAACGGCCATTTCTGCTTTTTGCTTTAGGACTTCTTCAGCCCATTTTTTCAGTTCACTCGTAGATATCGTATAAGTCGATACATTCTCCCTACGGGGTTGAAAAATTGTCATGCTGATTTCTTTTATGTCATAGAGGCTTTCATATACTGCCAATGCTCCAAGTGCATAACACTTCATCTGTGGGTTTTCATAAGCATCAACTAAAACACCTAAACCGTATTTAAAATCAATGATATGAAGCATTTCATCCGACACGATAAGACAGTCTGTCGCTCCAAATCCATCTGGAACATACTCTGAAAAATCCACTTTTTGCTCGATAAGAATCATAGGATCCTTACACACTTGTTTTGCGATTTCTAATTGCTCCATCACATAGTCCACATAGGCATCTGTGCATTCTTGCATTTCATCAGAATCATAATCCGATACTGGTCTTTTACTTCTCATATGAAGTGCCTTTTTTAGCTTATGCTCACAAAATGTATGAGCTGCTGTACCTTCTTCTGCTGCCGATGAACTGGTATTTTCAAACTCAAGTTCAAGCATTGCACTTAGTGTACAGTTTAGCCACCTATGAGAACTGGATGGAGATAAAACTGCATGGTCCAGACCAGCCTCTCTTGCACCTGTGGTGCAATTCACCTTCTGCTTAGTCAATTTTGATTCCCTCCGCATCCTTTAATAAGTCTTTATACTTTCCTTCATCAACATCAGATAGCTTCGTTGCACCATATTTAGTAATAAGGTCTTTTACTTCAGCTGTTTTACCATGTTGACTAAGTTTTGCAAGCACTGCTCTTACATCTTCTAGACTGATTTTCTTACTAGGCTCAGCCCTTGGCTTTTCTACTTTCTCATCTTCTTCATCTACCAATAGCTCTTTAAGATGAGATGTCAGCATCTCTAAATCCTTAACTACCAGTTCTACAAATTCTTTTTTCATAGGAATTCTCCTTTCATAATTTCTTTGACATCGACTGATTCAACGGTTTTACCTGGCTCTAATAGATATACTTGTGTGTACTCACCAAACAGCCATTTGATTAGCCTTCTTGGTAGCCACATCTGTGCTCCACGTAAAACTTTCGTCTTATCGCCCTTGTCATCTGTTACATTGATAACTACTTTATGCTTCATAGGCTTACTCCTTTCTGTAAGGCTTTCTCCCTTACACATCACAGGCAAAGAAAAAGGACGAGTTTTTAACCCCGTCCAAATTTTTTTAGAAATTATTTTTGATTATCTCTTTTGCTTTGTCTAAATGCTTCTTGACTGCAGCTGATGATATACTCATTAAATCTGCAATCTCTGACTGCTTATATCCCTCTACAAACATAAGATTAATCACTAATCTTTGCTTGTCAGTTAATAAGGAAAGGACCTCTTCCATACACTCAGACCATTCAAACATTTCATCCGATTCTTTATCTGAGATAGATGCAATCAATCTTTTATCTGGGTCAATGTCTCCATCAGCATCAAAATCTAGAGATAAGTTATAGTTTCTTGGAAAAGCATCGTTAACTGCATCTTCTATGATGAACTTATTCGGTTCATATCCATGTCTTTCTTTGAAGTCGCCGACAAATTTTTGTTTCCATACTTCTATCTCAGCTTTTTCTTCCTTTGTTCTTTCTGGTCTGATATTCTTTAGATTGTAGTAAACCTCGCTATCATCCATCGAATGTAACATTTTAATATCCAGCTCCGTTACACCATTTTCTCCGGGTTTGAGTACTACCTTTCTTGTTGCGTACTCACCATTTTCTGTTCTTATCTGAAATGAGTATTGGTATACTCCACGTTCATTTTGATCTGTTTTTTTAATTCGCATTTAAAATCCCTTTCCTTTCTGCTGATAGCAGTCTAGGCAAGGGATACAAAAAGAGCCGATACTATATGAAGTACCGACTCTCTTGCCAAAAATAGCCATAGGAAAATAGAGGTACTTCACATAGCATCTCACAGGTAAATCTGTGAGTGCCTTATGATGTATCCCATTGCCCTATAGCTAATCAGGCTCTGTGATATTTTGTTTATGTAGGCCGATTATTCAAATCAGTCACTACTTTGTTATATAAGGTTATTTTTAGAGCTTACCTTCCACTCTTTTTTGTCTGTATTAATGCACTACCAGCTATAGACTTTGATGTCTTGCTGTAACGACCATCTCAAGAACTTTGCTCGCTTTAGAAGCTACTGTCTTCGATGTCTATTTTTAATTCTTAGCCATCTATTTCACCTCGCTTTCTATTTTGTTTTATATTTATATTTTAATCACTTTGAAAAAGTAAGTAAATTTCTCACATAATCACTTACTTTTGACAATACACATAAGTTTTTGCTCGTTGCATCTATATTAAATAAGTGTTAAAATATATTTATCGCTTATTATAAACTTACATTTGAGCACAAAAAAAGGCTCTTATTTAAATAAGAGTCCAGTTTAGGGGGTGAATTTCTTGTTAGATTTAGAAAATTTTTATAATTTAGGTACGGATTATTTTTCCTTTACCAACCAAAAATGCATATTTGAACTAAAAGTAAATGATAATTCAAAAATTACTTCAAAAAACATCTTAATTGCAACTCCAAATACCGAGGAAAAATTATATTATTCTTTTAGTGGAAGAAACGGACTTTGTCTTACTACAGAATATGGTTCAATACAAGAAAAAAATATATTCGGTAAATTCGTTTCTTTACCATCAAATAATGCTAAAGCTTTATTACAATTCCTACAGGAGTATGGCTATTTTTTTAAGCTACCTGCAAATCAAGAAACCGCAATAGATTTCAATAGTTTAATTGAATTAACCTATCGTATTAGAGCAACAATGCTATTAATGAATAGCCTAGAAAATAAAACCATAGATTATGATAAGACATTACACTATACACTATATCTAATATTAGGACATCCAATTGAAATGCCAATAACGGATAAACAAAAGTACATTAGTTATAAATCTAATATACTTAATGTCATAAATTCCGCTATTCCTAGTAATAATGATGCAACTATTACTATAAACAGCGAAGATTATTATTCAGTTGCAGACATGATACATAACGGGAACTATAACCTACGAGTAGATGAGTATGAAGATATTTCAACTAATGAGAACTTCATGTTCTCATATCCTGGAATTAATGATCCATTTTATAGGCAACTAACTATTGCTTATAAAGATTGTCATACTTGCATTAAGACCGATAGATTAATTATTGAATTTCTTTTCCACTTGATGCATGAAAATGGCGTTATTAAAAATATTTCTTTTGAGAATGGGTTAGAATTTTATAAATCCTCTAGTTTAAATCTGAATGAAAAACTAAAAACAGCATTATTAATAGTTTCAAAGATAATACTAGCTCAAGAAATCAATTATAATGTTTCTAAAATTAAAGCTATTTATAACTCTGCAACATTGCAGCCAACTTGGAAGTCACCTAATCTACTAACGGCCTTATACTTTTCATTATTCTATATGAGACCAAATTCAGAAATATACAGAAAATGTGCAAATCCCTCCTGTAATAATTTCTTTTTAGTAAAAACTTCAAACAGTAAAAAAAAATACTGCTGCTCAAATTGCAGGAATGCAAGTAATCAGCGAGACCATCGTTCTAGGAAAAAAAATAACCAAGGTTAGTAGTTTTTCTACTCGCCTTGGTTTTTAATTTAACTAGAGACTGGTAACTCACCATTATTTTTTTCTAATTCATCATCAATCACTTTTGCCAATTTTAAGATTTTACTCTTATGTGAACCATTATAGTTATTCATTATAAATCGAATATCAACAACCACACCTTGTACTCTTTCGTAAGGTTTATCATTGTGCTTCCATTCACTAGTTGCTTCGCCAACATTGATAAAGTAATTGTCAGTAATATTAAACGGATTATCCTTTTTATTAAACGGCATTAAAAATGCATTATATATCGGTAATTCACCGTACTTATCCTTTAAAGATTTGCAATTGTCTATATATTCACCATAAGTAATTTGTTTATTAATTGATGAAGATTCAGGAAGATGATTCATCTTGCCAGTAACACCATATCTATAATACTTTGCGTCTAAAACATATATTTTATTATTACAAAGCATAATACTATCTGGCTCTAATACGTGATTATCCTTTTCACCTTTGAACTTCATTTTCCATTTTGTTCGAGGGAAAAATTCTTCTTTTCCACGAACTCCAAATATCTCATCAATCAATTTCTCCCACACATATTCAAACCTATCAGTTCCAAAGTAATACTGCTTATCTTGGTTTTCACTATCCAAATATTCCAACATTTGAACCATAGCTTGAAACAACAATTTATCTTTGTCATTATATGTGTCTTTTAGTTTTTGTTTAATAGTATATAGAAACCGTTCTGATTCCAATGTAATATGTGGATCACTTGGAAGATGTGGGGTGAATAGCCATCCTAAAGTTGAAAATGCCTCAAAAACACAATATTTATGAATCTGAGTTATTAATTTTTTTTCATTTGGCTTGGATCCCCTGACCGTATACTTATCAAAGAAAGGAGAACCGTCTTCTTGAAAGAACTTCACATTCCTTTTTAATGAAGCTGGAAAATCTATTTTTCCTTTGTCGGCCGTTTTCCTAATTTGTTCTTTTTCCTTATAATAGTCTCCCTGTTCTAAAAAATATCTAATAATGTTCATATAGGCATTAACAGGAAAATTTACCGATTGTGGAGCCTCAAATTGATCCATTGCTAATACTCTATCTTTAGAATCGTTAAAAGTTGAAATTACATCAATTAATTTTAAAATGTCGTTTCTTATATCTTCTTCGTTATCCGGTAGGCGGTAACCCATAGGAAAGAAAACCATGGCATTATTAGTATCAGCTTTCACTCCAACAAATCTATCTCCATCACCATTTTCATTGATATGACATCGAACTTTTAAGTTCAATCCTAAATCCATAGGTTTCCCCTCCTTTCCTTACTAATCCTCTTCTGACTCTGAAACAACATTACTTTCATCAACGCCTTCAATTATTAATTTTCTAAGGTTTTCATGAAAAACTTTAAACCTATCGTTACCATTTGTAGAATTAAAAGCATCAATAACCATCTCTAAACTCTTGTACTTTCTTGTATCAAAAGTATCAGCATGAGAAAACTTAAATGCATCATCCCATAAATACTTAAGAACTTTTTCCGCAAATCTTGCGTTCTTATGTATTACTTCAATTTTTTCTTTTTCGTTTGCATTGTCAGTTTCTATTTTTAAATCTAAATCATCTGCAGAAACAAAATAAGCTCCAAGCCTTTTATCTTCAGAAGATGTAACATTATTTCTACGTAATATTTCTTCATTAATTGCATCACAGAATTGTTGCCAGCTAACTTCAGTATCTAATATTTTATCTCCTGCAAACTTATGATTTATAAATGAGTTTGGTATCATTCTCATAATCCATCTACGCTGAAATGCGGTATCTAGAGTAAAGACATTTTGGTCAGATGTATTCATCGTCCCAATGATTGATAAATTTGCTGGAATTCTTACCTTCTTTTCAGAATCCCCATATACTTCATACGCAATGTTATCATTTGTAATCCCATACTCACTAGTGCCTTTTTTATATGCTTCACTATCCTCTGTTTGACGATCAAGTAACTGAAAGATTTCTCCAAAAATGGCTGGTGCATTTCCACGGTTAATTTCTTCTATAATCAAATAATATGATTTAGAAGGGTTTAAATATGCCTTCTTTAATATTTTTGTAAATGGTCCTGGAGTAAACTCATAACGTACCTTTTCCTTACCTTCTTGATCATTCTTCACAATTGGTAAGATTTGTCCAACAAAGTCAGAATACATATAATCAGGATGGAAAACTAGACGTTCCATACAATCTTCATCATCGCAATATTCATGTTCAATTGTCCAACTTTTTCCGGAACCTGGTACCCCATATAGTAAAATATTTTCTCCTGAATCATTTCTATTTTCTTCAATTGAATTATTCAACTCATATTTTTCTACTTCAGATGAAGTTGTTTTATCTATTATGCCATAATGTAAGTTTTTATAATTTTCAATGTAGTGATAAATAAATTCTGGCCTAAAAGCAACCAAATTTTTGCCAGTTGTTCTGTCTACATAATAACCAGCATTTTTAGCCGGCATTATATCTGTTCTCATATTTACCCTTAAGCTTGGATTTGCGGGATAATTCTTACCTTCTTCAATTGGCCATGCAACAATAACTGTATCAGATAATAACTCTTTATTCTCAAATACATAAAACCCTAAAATTAAAGCATCTTCAAAATAATCTCTAGGATCATTTTCTGTCCCAAGTTGTATCTTTTTCTCTTCTCTATTTCGTTCAGGATCTTCCTTGCGAACATTACCATGAAAAAGATGAAATCTCTTTACAATCTTCAAATTATCATTTTTTAATTCAATATAATAATGGGCAGATGTAATTTCGTTTAATAAAGTATATTCCCATCCATTAATTGAAAATAGTTGCTCTATTCTACTTTTCTTCTCCGATGGTGTTAGTGTCACTGGTATCCCAACAACAAGTGAACCACTCGAATTAATTTCAAAACGTTCATCTCTATTCACTGAAATAACCCTCCTTTATCTTCTTTGCTAATATATAGGCCATATCAACTGGAACAGCATTTCCAATTTGTCGCCATTGTTCTTTCATGTTTCCAATCAATATATAATTATCAGGGAAAGTTTGAATACTTTTAAGTTCTTCAATTCTTAGGAATCTATTTCTCCAATGAAATGGACCTTGGTTGGTTGAAAAACTAGCTTGAATTGTCCAAGATGGTCTGCTAGGTGACAACTTTAATAAAAATGTCCAATATCTCGATTTCCACTTAAACTTAGGATGGGGATAACCTCGTTTCTCAGTAAAATACAAGTAATTATCACCTGCTGGTACTTCTACTAAAAGGTCATAGTGTTTTGCACCTGGTCTTTGTAGTTTTTCTTCTTCAGTAATATAATCAAATTCGGAAATCACATCGCCACATGTAACCCAAGGGATCTTATTAGTATTTTTACTTGGATCAGCATGTGTTTCATCTGGAAAATCAAAAACGGGATTTCCAATTATACTTCCTATGCAAAAAAATCTTTTACGTGTTTGTGGAACTCCATAATTTGCACAATTTATAACTTTATAAGAAATATTATATCCAAGCTCATTTGCTCTTTTCTTTAAAAAATCAAATTCTTCTTTATGTGTTTTAAACGAAAATCCATCGACATTTTCAAATAAAAAAACTCTTGGTTTCAATTCTTCCACTGCTCTAAAATATTCTGGAACAGCAAATCCTGCATGTTCATCATCAAAGCCATTTGCTTTACCAATTAAGTAGTGACGAGTTTGACTATATGGTGGGCAAGGTGGCCCTCCAATTAGACAATCGATATCTCCATATTTTTTTTTCAACTCTTTAAAATCTATATTTCTAATATCTCCACAGTAAACTTCATCTGACATATTATTTTCTTTTAAAGTTTCACAAACAATATCCCAAACATCTGTAGCAAAAACTGTCCTAAACCCAGCTTTCTTAAATCCTAAATCTAGTCCACCAGCTCCTGAAAATAGGCTGATAAGTGTAGGCTTTTTTATATCCATTTGCATAATTCTTCAATCACCTTCTTTGCAAGTAATGGTGGCACCGCATTCCCAATTTGTTTTCGTTGAGAATATGTGCTTCCATAAAAAACATAATCATCAGGAAAAGTCTGAATTGCAGCAAGTTCCCTTATATTTAACCTTCTATTTTTCCAATGAAATGGTCCTTCCCAGTGTCCCTGACTAGCGATAATAGTCCAAGATGGTAAAAAAGGATTTAACTTTAAAAGTGATGACCAATATCTTTTACCAGCAACAAATACTGGGTTGGGATGATTTTCACGTTCTGTAAGAGCAATATAATTTTTGCCAAAAGGAATGCAGGTCAATTCATATTCCCATTTACCTTCAGCACTGAGTTTCTCATCCACACAATATTTTACATCGTCGAATTTACCAATCCAATCAATCACCCTTTCGTATGGTAATAAATTTGGATTAGCAATTATTTCCTTTTCTGATCCATTTGTTTTAATTAGAGAAGCATTAATATTTTTCTTACTAGCCAAGAAAAATACTCTTTTTCTCTTTTGTGGAATCCCATAATCTGCAGCATTTAATTTTAACACCGAAAATTTATATCCCAATCTATCTATATTACTATATATTGTTTCCACTGCAGCTTTATTAGATGGATGCATAATGCTTTCAACATTCTCTAAAACAAAACCATCTGGCTTTAATTCTTCAATAATTTTAAAATATGGTTCAATCAAATTTCTCGGATCTTTACTGGAATCTCTCTTTTCATTTGTAACCCAATACCCAGCTTTTGAAAAGGGCTGACAAGGAGGTCCTCCGATAATTATTAATTTTTCTGGTTTTTCTGTTTCTAGCAGTTGACTATAGTGACTTCCTCTTAACTCTGTAATATCACCTGCTTCATGAATTGTATCTTTAAAAAATGGATTCATTTTTAATGTTTTAACACTATCTTCATAAATATCTAAGCTAGAAATCACTTTTACTCCCGCAAGTTGAGCACCTATATCTAAACCACCAGCACCTGAAAACATGCTAATTGCTTTTACATCACTTCTATAGTTAATTTGTAAATTATTTACTGTATAGCCTTTATGATTGTATGAAATTAAAATGTTTCCATTATTATCAATTTGAAAATTAGAGAGCATTTCTTCTCTTTGATGAGGAGTAATATTTTTAAAATACTCCTTTTCAATTTTATATTTTGACATAATTCCTCCTAAGAAACTTAATATAAAGACCAAGTACCTCGTTTTATATTTTTTATTATTTTTCGTGACTTTAAGTTAGTTCTACTCCAGCGTAACCTATAATTCAATTTTGTACCTAATCCACTTTCATCTTCCAGATGAATTATTTCTTCTGATAGATCTAATATTTCAATTACTTTCTGATTTATCAGTTCAGTTGTTGCTGTTCCGCCTAATTCTTTAATAGCATCTACAACCGCTTCTTCTAAAATTGTATTAGATGGAAAATATTGCATACTCATTAGTTTTACCTCCTTATCTAAAAATCTGCACTTTTCCCACTGGCAATCCACATATCTAATTCAGATCGCTTAAACTTCCATAACTTCCCAACTTTATGAGCTGGAATGTCTTTTTTTTTCTTAATCCAGCTTCTAAGTGTCACAGTTTTGATCCCAATATACTCAGCCGCTTCATCAATGCTTATATATTTATCTTCACTTTTACTTGACGCCATTTTGTCACTCCTATAAGATTTCAATTACAATAATTCAGCATATATTATACTTTATTTCATGCTAAAATTCAATCAGTTTTTGGTTATTATATTATATTTATATATATTTCCTCATAATTCATTATATGATTTTCTTCATATGCTATTGCTTTATTATTATATCTTAAAAGGCAAACACCCCTATTATTTTAGTCGCCACACTTGTTATTGAAATTGACACACCTAAAATAAAAAAATCTAGCCTTTTTATTAGCTAGAGCAACAATTATTTTCACTTTTTCTAAAAAAACTTTATTTTAAGTATTTTCAATTATGTATGTTGTATTAAATTACATCCATTTGACTTAAATCATCTTTCCTCCATACGGTACACTATCTTTCCTTCTTCATCAAATCCACATATTTAAGATGGGTGCAAGTGGGTGCATTTTTTCTTATTATCCATTCCCTAGTGTCAACTCTAGGCTATGGATATGTTCCCACTCAATCTTATTTTCTCTCAAATAATAAGGC